CTGTAATGAAATTTATAATTGATCATTTCAGCCCAATGGATGCGACTTACGATCAATCTGAGGGAGTCAAGTCTTTTGCTGAAGAAGGTCATAAGAATATATACTCTTTTGATCTTTCTAAGGCAACAGATATGATTCCAATCCAGGCTTACGTAGAAGTCCTAGCTGTCTTGGTAACAAGGCGCATGGCTAATGCGTGGGTTTCCGTTATGGTGGCTCGAGGGTTCCTTACCACTGAAAAAGGTAAAGTAACAGGAGAGGTCCGATATACTAGAGGTCAACCCATGGGAGCATTCAGCTCCTGGGCCATGTTGGCATTGTTCCACCATTTAGTGGTTCAATACTCAGCATGGAGGGTTACCGGTAAGTTTGAAATATTTAAAGCTTATCGGGTCCTTGGTGACGACATAGTAATTGGCGATCTATCAGTAGCTTCTGAGTATCTCCAGACCATGAAGGACTTTGGGGTCCCAATCTCACTTCCGAAATCATTTATTTCAGAAGGAGAGCCATCTATGAATAGTAAAGCTGTCGAGCAACCGCTCTTCAACTTTGCTAATCAAATTTGGCTTGGGACCACAAATATCTCGCCACTCCCTTATGCTGAGTTTACTGTAGCTTCTCTTAAAGGTTTAACGGCCTTAAAAGAGATAGCTTGCAGACTAATCCGGTATAATTGGGTGGGATCTGGGGGTTCAAGGATGCGACTGTTAACCTGGAACGCTTCCGAATGGAAACGTGTCCAAGTGTATTTTAATAAATCGGGGACGATTTCGTCCCCTTTTGTATTAAAATTACTTGCATACGCTTACCAAGCTGGTAGCGACCTGTTCATGTATAAAACAGATCTTACCATGCCTGATGAGGTACCTTCTTGTGGAAGATTACTCTCTGTGTGTAAACACAGAAAAGTGTCTTCATTGAAGGGAAGTGTAGAGGTGGTTCCATCTGATTTAGTAGATGTAGCCGTCTCGCTTGGGACTCGTCTCCATAACTCGCTCAGTCACACTCAGGCGAAAGCCTTATTGTGGACTGAGGAATTCAACAGAACTAAGTTCTGTGTGAATTTAAGTAAGGAGCTCATCCCTGCGAGGGGATGGGTTGGTTATAAGAGCGACATTTCAGACCTCACTGCACAATTAGACTGTTTCTACGACATCCAGTCGGATGTATGGAAAACATTCCAATTGCCAGCAAGGGTTCTTGCTGCCGGGACACTTAAGTTGGCACTCAATAACTTTATAGGGTTAAAGAGTACTCCTCATGTGTTACTTGCACTCGAACGCTTGCTTGAGCTAAATAGGACACATAACCCTCCTAAGAAATTAGTTAGGTTAAGTGACGTAGATGCTCTAGTCCGTGCCGAAAAGAAACCTCTTCGGACAGGGATGGCGTGGCGAATGGGTCGTTTCCTATTGAAGGAATCCGGTTTCAAATTACTGAAAGTCGCTTCTAAACCTTCAGGGGCTAAAGTGCCAAGATTGAAAGGTCCAGCTAAGAAGAATAAATCT